TTGCCGTCTAGTAAAAGGTTATCGACTTGATATGACCCGGTGACAGCAAGATTAGCCGCAACTTCTACAACTACAGCACCACTACCTGCCCCGTCAGAACGAACAAGTTTAGTTTTACCTGCTGGTATCTCTATATCGTTAGATGCGTTATATGTTCCCTGAAACAAAAGAATTGATCGGGATGCTGTTAAAGCATTTTCAATCCANAAATATTTTTCNGCATCNTTTGGTGTAATTTGATAAAAGACTGTTCCACCTAAATCACCACCATCAACTATTTTAATAATACGATTGCGACCATTGGACACAGAACCATTTGTAATAGGAAGCGTGTTTGGTGAGCCAGAAGAGCCTGTGGCTCCAGCGGTTATGGAGATAAAACCGTCAAGTGATTGATCTATGAGATCCATATTCGTGTTGGTCATAGTTCCCCAGGTTCCTGATCTATCACCTGTGGCTGGTTTTTCTATCCCGGTATTAGTTGTGTATGTACTTGTCATTGTCTTATCCTTATGCTGCTATTTCTGTCCACTCTGGTGTTTGGCTTGTTGATTCTGCAACCCAGTTTTGATCTGGTTGAGAAGGCGATATGTTTGCCCACACATTAACATTTCCAACACTACCCGTGGCACTTACACCTGTTACGCTTACGTCTTTACCAATACCAGCAACAACACTGTTTACATTTGCTGTCCCGTTAACGCCACTCACTGTTACATTTGCAACACCACTAACAGATGCTACGCTAGTAATAGCTCCTGTAGCATTAACACCAGAGACAACAACAGGGATTGGCTCTCCCCACGTTCCGTCACCCCAAGTGCCTCTGCCCCAGCCAGTGACATTTGCCATCAGACTATCCTAATAACTGCCGTACTTGCGTCATTAGTAGGAAACGTAATCGTAAAATTACCAGCCGTAGCTGTCTTGTCTCCACCAAAATCTAATGCACAAACAGCTTTGTCAGACTGGGATGAGTTATGTATCAAGGCTCCTCTCGCAGTCAGTGTGACATTAGTAAACGTAAGTGTACTAAAACTTGTAAACGCTACAGTACCACTACCATTTGAAGGAGTAACATTTGTTAATGCTCCTCCTTTAGCTGTGTAATTTGAAGATGATACTTCATTTGAACTCGTATACGCAGTTGTAGCAGCATTGATTGTTGCACTACTTGTGTACAAAGCTAATTTAAAAGTATTACCAGAACTGTTTGTAAAGTTATGCGTTCCTGTTAAAAGCTCAGTTTTAAAACTACTGCACATCGCCTGTGTAATAGCCATTATAATTCTCCTATATGTTTGGCTATCTCAGAGTAGCCCAATTTTTCTAAATGAACCTTTACTGTTAAACGATCATTTTTAACAGCTTCATTGATATGAGCGTGGACAACACCTTGAACTACATTTTTAAAAGCTCTAGCTTGCTCACGTATTGCAGGAGGTGCAGAGTCAGCTACATGAATAAGCTTATCTACACACATCTCAGTTATCTGTTCTGATGTATGCCCTCCGTTATCTGAAGTAACAACACCAACATTTCCAATAGATCCTGTGGATAAATTAAACATTAGCTTTCCTGTATTCTTAATTTACCATTACGATACTGATCTTTTGTTAATCTACCTTCGCCTAAATTCTTCAATCGCATTACTGCTTGGTTAAATCTTTCTTTATACTCAGCAAGTATGTCAGCCTCGCCTTTCATAAAAGTATACGCTTCTACAAGAGATCCGTAAAGTAATGCATCTGTAGCGTTTGTGCCTAACCAGGTTGTTGCCCCTGTCGTTATACTTGTCGGCTTCTGTAAATAATGTATTTCCGCATCATAATTAACATCNGGGGTAGGTCCTAATATAAAATGCGTTGCATCAAACACTGCATAATACTCAGGTCTTCCTCGTAATGTTGTCGTTGGAAAAGACTCATGTATAAAATTAACATCTTTCGGTATCAAATAATGAACTACATTAGAAGATGTTACAGATAAACTAAAAGGAGCTAAAAAATACTCAGGTAAAGCAAGATACTTGTTATCCGCACTTACTCTTCCTGTATCGTTCTGTCTAAAGTCAGGAAGATCAACAAGATTCATAATACGATCTTCTGCCTCTGTAATAAAGGTAGGAAGATTTGTGACAAACGTGGTTTCTGTATTATCTGTGTAATCTTGTATAGCTGTTTTTAATGTTGTAAATGTCCAAGCCATATTAACTAACCACTCAATTCTATAGATATTGTTACTGTTCCTACTTCCCCTGTCATACCCATAGCCCCATTGCCTACAGGAGGTTCTCCACCATCACCGACAGGGTTCCAGCTAAAAAAATTTCTGCTTGCTTCTATTCCTTGATCAGGACGAGGGTCAAATAATGCTTGAGGATCTGAAAATTGAACCTTACCTAAACTATTTTGAGGTTGATCAGGATCATAAACGTCTATACCAACCCTCATACCAGTTCTGATTCCATTGTTTACTTCATAAATCAATTCATTTAATGGATATCGAAACCCGGTCTTATCACAAAAACCAAACGCATGTTTTCCTGTTGCATACCTTTTAGTCATGGCCCAAAATAATCCGCTAATGGAACAAATGTTAATGGTGCTTTTGTTCTGTCTTCAGAAGCCGCAAGCTCAAACTGCTCTTCATAAGATGCTTTTAAAAGAGGTATTCTTTGTGCCGCTTCTGGTTTTTTCATTGCTATATAATACGCAAGCCCAGCCGTCATAGCTGGAAGAAACCTTGATGGAACATCTGCATCATTTGTGCCTAAAGTTCCTGTATCTTGTATTCTTCTTATACGCCAATACCTGATAACATCACCATTGTAAGTAGCACTTGGAACAGGCCACAGATAAAGAACAGGAGCATCTCTCTGCCTATCTATATAAACTTGAGTTGGTCTTGCCTCTGTTAATTTAGAAGGTATCTGCGAATAAGTTGTAGAAGAAATTCTTGCCAAATTAAAATCAGATTGATTAGAGCTACCTGCATTGGTCCTCAGAACATGATCTAATAAATCTATTGTATCGTTTGGAAGAGGATAAGCAATTGTTCCCTCAACAAGCGTTACAGATCCCTCCTCTATAGTCCAAAGATTAATACCTCTATTTGCCCACTCAAGACACATAAGGTTAAGACTACGCCTAGCTGTTTTAAGGTCATAGCCAGACCTCATCTCTAAGCCAGCCCGTTCAAAAGACTCCTCACAAATTTCATTAATATCAAGATTAAATGTGGCTGTTCCGCTTGTTGCCATTGATCATAACCTTTACATTATTTCTCTTGGAGGTTTTTGCATTTTCATTCCTCTTTGAGTAGGAGCTTGGGCGTTATTTCTCATAGCATTTGCCATTAACATTCTTGCTCTTGGGTCTTGACTGATTGCTTTTATATCTTCAACAAGGCCACCACCTTGCATCTTCATAGGGCAACCTGCTTTACCACCCATTTCCATTTTTTTGACTTTTCCACCCTTGTTCATTTTTCCAACACCATCGTTGGCGTAAAAAGGAACGCTTTTTCCGTTCCTATCTACCATTTTTAACTTACCACCATCTTTCATTTTATTTACTTTACCGCCATACATCATCTTCTTAGGTGGTCTACCAACCTTGCTTCCGTAAGTTCCTTTACCCATCGGCATTTACTTTCTCCTATTTTCAAATAATCTGTCGAGTTTTTTATCCATCTTGTCTAATTGTGCGAGTACCCTTGAAACATCAGTATCAAGATCTCGTTTAGTGGCGAAATCACGAACAGTCTCTTCTCTTGTTTTGTTAAGAAGAACGTCTATCCGTTTGACTTCTGTAGCCATTGCTCTACCCCAGTATACAATAGGTCCGACCAAAATGGTTAATATAACATTCCAAAGTATAACCGGGTCTGTATCCACAAAAATTATCCTTCATAAAATACAGTTAAGCTTACTAAGTTTGTTTGCGTATACACAACATATGCTCCAGCAGATCCCACAATACCACCATCAGGTATATCTGGATAAACTGTATCGTCTACATTGTTAGCATCAAACTTATAGATTATTGATCCCGTTGCACCCGTAGTTCTTACTTCAACAGCACCACCTGTGGTGTTACCTACAAATTGTAACCCACGAAGCCTCACACGATTGACTGTAACTTGTGCCGCCACAGCCGTACCTGTTCCTGCTTCTACATTACCTGTAGTTGCACCAGAACACGCTATCTGTGTTATTGTTGTAAAGTAGCTAGTGCCTGTAGCAACACCAGCGTTAGCACCCGTTATCGCCTCTGTTTGGGCGTTACCTGCTTCATCAGTTCCCGTAACTGTAAACGTGTCACCACGATCATCACCTGCACTCGTAATAATAACATTACGTGCATCAGTTAAAGTAACAGA